CTTTCTTTAGTGAGAATTTATATTTTTTCTTTCTCTTTACTTTCCTCATCCAGCGTGGAAAATATAAGACACCATTAACCCAGTCGTTATAGAAATCAAACTTAATGACCCTATATTCTTGGGCTAGGTTCATTTCAAAACAGCTCAAAAGGTAATTAACATCTCTTGTTAAACAAACGCTATCCTCCTCACTTGATGATGTATTTTGATTATCAACAGAGGTTTCATCCGTAAACTCATCAGAATTCATCGGGTCTTCTTTCTTAAGGTCTTTGTCCATATCCTCAAGGTCTGCCCCACTACCCTTTGCAGCTGCGAGAGTATTTACCATGAGAGCTTGTGTAGTTGATTTAAATCTGTTGCCCATTGTACACCCGGGAGCAAAGTACCATCCTTCCATGTCAGGGCAAAGTCCATCACCAATAAAGGTACAGTGTATTCCATAACTTTTAATAAATGGATTTATAATTGCAGACACAGCGCCGTCGGCCAAATCTATAAGCTTTTGACCAATCTTTTTTGCTCCTTTTGAAATCTTTCCTATTAGTAAAAATATACGTCCAATCCACCTTAACGGAGTAAAAATTACACCAATTACACCAGCAATAACCTTAAGAACACCGGCGATAATTCTGTTGATAAGGGTCGTGATTTTAATGAAGAGCTTAACAAATATACAAAGGACAGTAAACATAAACGGAAGTTTAATGCGCATATTATTATATGGCATCGGATTGTTTCCGCCGTAGTAATTGCAAGCTTTTACTCCGGAAAACCTCTCATTTTTCCATCTTTTTGACTTTTGGAAGCGAGGTATATACGACTTAACTGTGTAAACACCATTCCAAAAAAGGTCCCTATAGGAATCTTCATCCGTATAGGTACCGAAATCATAATCAACTTTCTGGTCGTCTATACCTGGGTTGTTTGGAATCAGATATTTGGCCCTGTAATAACTCTGTGAGCTACCCTCCATATCTGTAAGCGACGCACGGAAACGAACCCTTGTTCTTGTCGGAATACCCTTTTCCGGGTCGTCAGTAGGGACCATATTTCCATATTCGTCGGTCATCATATAATCAAGGTTCATAGGTATTTGGTAACACCAAACACCATTTCCGTTAATCAACTGATTTCCTTTAATGCTAAATTCCTCAACGTTTCCGGCCGGAGTCTTACGAATCATTTCAATTGTACCCTCCCCAGCTGTAAGCTCATCCATAACGCCCATTTGATTAGTTGGTACGCATTTCTTTCCTACACCATTCGATGCGTTGTCTGAAATTGCACTACCCATGAAGACGCAGGTAGGCTCAAACTTGAATGAAATTGAAATATCGGCTCTCGTAATTCCAATTTCATCACCATTATCTTCATTACCCCAGAAAGGCTTTACATAAACAGGCTGGTTCTGACTGAATATCTGTGACAGACCATCAATGTTTTCGTCCTTTTTGAACTGGTTAGGGTTTTCAAATTGTTCAATCGTGTATCCCTTGTAAACAAAATCTCTTGGCCTCTGGGATAGAATTCCGCAATCGGAAAGGTCAAGGTCCATATGAAGTGTTTGCATACCGGTAGGGACACCACAAATCAAATAGTCGCCAGCCGCATTTGTTCTTGTAGTGTATATGTAGTACTTGTCAAAAACTTCTAAAAGTGAGTCATTTTCAAGTAGATATGTTTTATTTGGGAACGTTCCTACTGCTTTGTGACAATCCTTTACCGATTCGTCCGGCAGAAGATTGTATCTTATGTCTTTATCATTTTTCGTTGTTGTTGACGTATAAGGATAAAGATTCCACATTTTCATGTCCTCATTTTGCTCGTCTGCCGCGATGAAAACACTAATTTTGGCATTCGGAACACCAAAATTACCATTAGCAAGGACACGCCCAACCACAACCCCATAATCAGAATTATGTAGTTTATATACATCCTTATCACTTATCTTTAATGAAAGAATCTCAAGACTATCATAGTCCTGGTCAAGGTGTACGTCAATAAAGCTATCGGCCTCACGACCAACAGTTGTCCTAATTCTATATGATTTGTTGTTGTTTCCCATTTCTTACTGTATGTATAAAACCTAAAAACTTTCTCATGCTTATCATTTTTCCCTTTGAGAATATTGAAAAGCCAATCAAAAATAAAATCATAAACGGAATAACTGGTAAAAGTAATATATATGCAAAGATAGTTATGGCAGCGTCTTTTTTGTTCACAGACATACGCGGCTTATCAGAATCTACTTTTCCTTTTACCGAATAATACTTGTGTATCCTGTCTATTTCTTGATTTACTTTACATGCACAAGCCATATTACTTTGCCTCCTTCGGGAATACTCTAATATCTTTTTCGGGCCACTTAATCTCCAACATTGTATCCCCATCACTATAAATTATACCATCAGAAGCTTCAAGGTCAATTCTGTAACGGCCAGGAACCTTTTCGTCTTGTTGTCTATTACAATCACCGGCAACATATAATTCCTGGTTCGTCTGTGTTGAACTATATCCATCGCACGTTTCATTATAAACCCTTAAATCAATGAGATTTGCGACGCCATCAAGTTTTGAAATTTCTTTTTTAAGGTCTCCAACATAGAGGTCGTCCCCCATATTTCTCTTATTTATGTCAAAATAATCGCGAACTTTACCAATTATTAGAGAGACGACATCGCTCATATTGTAATTTTTATCAACATGCACATCAACCTCAACCGAAAGATTAATGATGCGTCCTGGTTTTATTTCGACAAAGTCATTTATCATTCTGTATTCCGTCAAATAGTTCTGAATATTCTCAACTAAAAGAGAAGGAAGCGCAGCATCAAGTTTTTTCTGGTAATCAATACCCAAAAGATAAAGCATAATCTTGTTATTATCCTCAGCACAACCAACTCTGAACGGGGTACCATATTTCGGCGGCATCATCAAAACTCTATCAATGTAATCTTTTGTTGTTACACACCTATTCTGAGCACCTTTATTATATTTGATGAGATATTTCATTTCCTGAATGGTTGGCATATCCTTACCAGAAACCGACGGTGTTGTGTTTACGACGTTAATCGAATTCCTTACTGCAGATTTCGTTGCTTCGTTTGCTTTTGCCCCCATTGGGAAATTAGTCAGTAACTTTGATATTGAAGAAATCGCACCTTGTGCCACATTGCTTGCGCTTCCGCCTCCAGCTCTATAAAGGATAAAAATTGTTGTTCCTGGATTTGGGAGTTCTCCAAGAGAGTTATTTCTTATTGTCCTTGTAATCAAATGTTTACTTAATGGAGACATATCGTCAATCGGCGGATATTGTGCGCTCTTTACACCCGCTCCAAAAATCACCTTCAAGTAGCCGTTGTCCGTGTATTCAGTGATAAATTTGTGGCTAACAGGTTTCCATTCACCTTTTGTTACCTGGCAAGTAGGATAAACCTCGCCATCTTCATCCTCCTTCTTCACATAATAACCGTATGCGTGTATTACCGGACAGTTATTGTCATTGAGTGTTTCTCCCCACCTAAGTTGTTCCGCAAGGCTGTCGACTTCAAAAAAGCGAACAAGCTCACTTGGGCACTCTTCATGTACAATTTCATCATATGAATAAAATTCACCGTAACTTGGATAAGAAGTAAGTGCATCGCCATCTTTCATAAGAACACTTTCAACATTCATAACGCCTTCAACAGGAATTATGATTTCCATAAATGGCCTTATATCGCTACTTTTTATTGCTTTTTTAAATATTCTTGTCTCACCAGCGGTAACGACGGCTAATTTTGTGATATTATATTTTGTTATATTTCCATTAGCGTCAAGAACCGGTTCAATTGTTCGGTCGCTGCGCATAAATTCATCATACTGCTCGGAAAAATTAACATCGTACATAACTTCAAACATTTGACTGCTTGAATTAACCATCGTGCCTCTCTTAATTACCGGCAAATATTCCTTCGCATAGCTATCACCATCAACCGGAACCTGGCAAGTGAAACGAACTTCAGCCATAGCGCCCTTAGGACCAGGCACTTTGACACCGTTGTTCCTTGCAATGTTCATGACCGAGCTTGGCTCCTGCGCACTATCAATATTTGTCTCCTGATATACCCTGTCAATATGGTATGAAAGATTATCAGCAACATCGGCGTTGATATCAATCAGCCAAGAGCCAATTGATGCGTCGCCATATTCTGTCGCCATATCAGGATAGTACTTCCTTGAGAAATCTTTCAATGCGTTCTTGTAATCGTCAAATGTCCTGTTAAGATATGATATCCCCTTTTCCATATAGTGTATCTTCTTCTAACTGTTATACTCTAATTGCCGCTGTTTGTTCAACTTCTTTAAGCCCTTGTTTGATTGTATAGTGAATAATTACGATTTTTCCGTTATCACTATTTTCATCGTTGTAGATTGAAATATCTTTAAAACTTACATCAGGTACATATTTGTAAACCTGCTGTGTTATATCATTACGAAGTCTTTCAAAAGTGGTCTCATCCGCTGGTTCGAAAATGTATTTGATTAAATCTGTGCCAAAATCCGGATTGCGAAGTCTCTGACCCTTTGGCGTGAATATGACGTGAAGGAGTCGGCTTTTCAGTGACTCTTCCTTTGTGTTGTTAAGGTCTAAATACAGCTCGTCGTCGTTTTCAAGTGTAAACGGATATTTTATTCCATATTTTTGTGTAAGTGCCATCGTAAAACTCTTTGCGTATAAATAGTTTTGTTATATTTTTCCCTTACTACAAGATAACATTTAGGGACGTAATAGAAAAGAGAAAACGGGCCATAAAGACCCGTTTCAGAAAAATAAAATAGATTAGATGTATGTATGAATAGGTTAGATTAAAGAGGCATTTCTTCCATTTTTGTATATTCTATCTCATAACGCTTTGGGAAATTATGCTGGATGTAGAGTGTCAGGATTCTTTCGCTAAGGAAACCGCAAATCTCAGCCTGCCACTTGACTTCCCGCCATGAAAGTTTGAATGGGTCATCATAACGGATATACCTTCCGGCGCCAAGATTCCTACCGATATGGAGAATCAGGTCTTCGTATGTAGTGACTCCGATTCGCTTCATAAACCTTTCCAGAAGGTCAAACAAGAACTCGCAGTACTTGTCATATTCCTCAGCTGGAAGAACGAAGCCGTTACTGTAATATAGGTCGACACCCTTCTTGATATATTTGTCCCAATCCGCAGCATAATCAGGGTGAACTTCCTTGACAATCCTTTCAAGCGTCTTAAGGTCATCAATACAGTGCGAATAGCCAAAACCAGCTTCGATTGTGTTCGCCGGGATAAACTTCTTTGCATTCTCAGGGAAGTTGTACGGTTTGCAACAGATGATGTCGTACTCACTGAAAATCTTGTCAAAATCAGTGTTCTCGTCAATCTCGGTGAAACGGCGGCGATATTGCGTTTGACCCTTATACTTTGCATCCTTCACGTTCTTCCAAATCCAATAAAGGCCCGTATTCTCAACATAATATGGATTCAGGTATGAGATATTATCACCCGTATTATCCTTGAGTTTGCACACGTCCTTCTGATTTACCGCAGCGCCGCACTGGAGAGGGGTCATTATCTCGTTGTTAACAAAACCATAGTCCGTAGGGTTAAAGCACAGCATAAACAACTGGACGTCCTTCCTCTTCTCAACATCGTCCCCCTTGTCGTACTTATTCGGGTCTTCAACAATATGATAGAAATTGAAAAGGTCTAATCCAAGACGTTCCTTTACGATTGCCAGTTTTTCGCGTGTAGGCTTGTTTGATTTAAAGAACCTATTTTTGATAAGGTATTCAAACATTTCCGGCTTTAGAATCTGGTCCGGGAATCCCCTGGTAATCTTGTCAATATACTCATCAATAGTTTTGTCACTATAATGACGAAGGAATAGATGAGTATAGTTATATGGCTGAACCCACTGA